GTATTAATAGTAATCTAATATTTTATAATCCTATAAACCTTATAATTATTTTGAGTACATAACTTAGTTTTTATTTTTATTTCATGAAACTTTTAGAATCTTAGATTTTTTTCATGATATGTACTCAAAAATCAGTTTAAGTCAGTTCATTAATAAGAATACAATATTTCTATATATTATATGAAAAAATTAAATATATCCTTTAATAATATAAATAGCTTATAAAAGAGGTTTCTCTGATAATCTCAAACTGGTATTGTTTTCCAATAAATAATATGGAACATTAACTATAGGTAAATCAGATTTTTCCTGTTTCCTTTGACATTTATTAGAATCATCAATTATTGGATTTGCAACTGATTTATTATATGTTTCTTCCAACTCTACACTGAACTTCTTACTATTTTTATAATCCTCTCCTAACTCATTTGCAAAACCATATGTATCTATTTTATCATTATTTTCATACATATTTATTTTATAGTTGTTTCCTAAATCATTTTTATGCAATTCTTTTATAATTGTTGGGGTGTTTTGCTTGTTTGATATATCAAACAATATATCATTTGGAGGACATCTTACCTTATCTTCTTTCCTACCTTGTGTAAATGTTATATCTTTTTCATAACTATCTACATAATATCTATACAATAACAGTATTACAAATAATAAAATAATAAATAAAATTATTTGAAAAGAAGTATCCATTATTCTAATATTATAATATATATATTTACTAAATCATTATGATATTAAATAATTATTAATCATCTTCTATAAAACTTACCTTTTTTACATCATTTTTATCAGTGTTTTTATTCATAATTATTTTTTTATTATCTTGAAAATACTCTATATTATAACCATTTTTGTTATAATATCTCATTCTTGTATATGCTTTGTTGTTAAAAACAGAAAACTCATCCCATATATCAATACATAATGGTATATATTTACGATTCTCAGGGCGTTCTCTTAATATTCTTCCAATTGATTGTTGAATATCTGAAATAGGGCTTGCAAAAATTACAGTATTCAAGGACGGAACATTGAAACCTTCTGATGCCAATTGATAAGTTGCTAAAATAATCTGTTTATCTGCTGATTTATTTAATTCATCTTGTTTCATACCGCCAACATAATATCCATAATCTATTATTTTATTGAGTTCAAGATATAATTCTATTTGTTTTAATTGATTTCTCCTTTCACTCAATATAAGTATTTTTCTACCAGGGTCCTTATCTAAAACTTCTTTCAATATTGTAATAATATATTCAGTACGAGGTTTAAAATTACATATATTATTAATCATAGATGATATATTTTCTTTACCATTCCAAAGTATTTTTATAGAACTGTAATCAATATGAGGGACATAATATTTATGCATATGAACATTTACTTCAATATTGTCTTTATTCTGAAATGTATAAACAGATTTACCAATATAATATTCAAATACTTTGCGCATACCATCTTTTCTATTTAATGTAGCTGATAGACCTAGTATAATAGGATGATTAAGCTTTCTAAATGCTTGACTAAATATTTGAGCGCCTGTATGATGAACTTCATCAATAATGACAAAACCAATATCTTGAAAAACTTCGTCAGGATATTCTCTCATAGATAAAGATTGTAGAGATGCAATTATAATATCCTTGTCTTTTACATCAACTTTACTTTGTTTAATTTTTCCTATTCTAGCATTTGGTGCAAATTGTCTTACAGTATCTATAAATTGTTGATTCAAAAAATCCTTATGACTTATAAACATTGTTTTTTTTTTCAACTGACAAGCAATATATAGACTCATGATTGTTTTACCATAACCACAAGGTACAGATATAATACCACCCATTTTAGTCTTATCGTTTGCTGCTTTCAAAAAATTAGAAACAGGCTCTAATTGATTATCACGCAATTTACCAATAAAGTCTAAATTACATTCAGTACTATTTGTTATTTCTATTTTATTGAGAGTAGGTAGTCCAAAAACCTGCAATCCATAATATCTTGGAACATATATTCTTTTTTCATTTTCTCTATATATTGTAAAACTGATTTCTTCGTCGCCCATAGAAAAATTTTTATATGGCTTCATTGTTAAATCATCTTTGATTTTTTTAATTCTTTGATCATCTAACATTGATTTAAGTATACCATAACCAGATGATGACAAAATTGAAAACATTTTTTGTTACATATAATGTAATTAATCATTTTTTTATATGAATTATATTAGAGAGTAAAAGTATGATTCAAAATACAATTAGAATATTTGTATTAGCATTTTTATTTATAATTATGTTTGTTAAAGATATACCCAATAAAAAGATATTTAAAAACTCAACTATACAATTATTTTTGGCATTTTTTGTATTAATCATTCTGATGTTATTTGATAATATAACTGGGTTATTGTTAGCATTCTGTTTACTTGCAATATATTTTAAAGTATATTATATAGAATTAAAGAATAAAAATAAAGAACATTATGAGAATAGTGGAAAATGTACTGTTGATAAATGTAGTTTAGATAATTCTACAAATAAAAATAATGAAGAAAAACAATCTTTTGATAATAAACATATAACACAAATACCATATACTACTGAAGAACATTTAATATCTGCACAAAATAATATTTATTGTGCTGATAATTATGATAAAGAAATATATGGTATTGATAAAGGATTATATAATGAAAATGTATATGGTGTACAAGGATTGGATAATAAAGGTGTACATATGAAAGGTTTTGATGAAATAATATTAGGGAATATGCATTATTCTATTATAGAATAATTATATTTTTATAATAATAGAAAAATGGTATATTATAATGAAAAGTTTGTGACAGATTCGGAAAGTAATGAATCTGTCAAACTTATATTCATTATTATGGGATATACATTATTGGGAATTATAATAGCTGCAGCATTTTTTTGGGCATACAATAAATCTTATAACAATCAGTATATGTTTATAGTAGTTTTATCAACGTTTTTATTAGTATATAGTATAGTTGTCTTATCTGTAACATTGGTTAATAAGAATGTTCTAGATATAGCATCTTATAATACAATGACTGGTTTAACCATTTTTAATATGTTTCTTAGTTTCTTCTTTATAGTATTTTTCATGTTGAAACATTTCGGATTTTTTAGTTCAAATAGAAATACATATGATTATTAGAAAATTAAATATATTGAAAGTATGCCAATGCATAGAAAATTATAAAAGATAATACAAACTTTATATATATATCATAATCTTGTATAATATTACTTATATTCATTGGTAATTTCTCATATATATATGTAATTATTTCAGTATTATATATTACAATTATTACAATAGTAATTATAAGGGTCTTAATTATAAGTTCACTATCTATATATGAAGAATATGATGTGTCATAATTATATTTATTAGAACTATTTGGAATATATGAATTACTATGTGAAATAAATTGTGGTGGTGGTATATGCTGTTGTTGTGGTATTTGTTGTATTGATGGAATTTGTTGCGAACCGTATGATTGCATAGGTTGTTGTGGTATTATTTGAGGGTTAACCACCTGATTATTTTTTGTTATATTCATTTCTTCTTTGAATTCATTTAAAACATCTTGTACCATTGGATCATTAATGTCGCTATTATCACTGGAATGTTGTGTTTTTAATGGTAAATTATTTATTGGTGTTGACATAGACATACTGTTATCTATAAATATATTATATTTTGATTATAAGATATAAAACGCAAAAAAAATCAAGACGAGAATATTCTCGAGAAAAGTCCATAATCTATTATTTCATTATCTGGTTTGGTATTAATATCGTATGTTTTATATATATTCTCATTTTTATTACATTTTACAGTATATGGTTTATATTTATAGCATGTATCTTCAATTTTAAACATTTTCCCATCTATATCATTTATTTTTGGAGCAAAATAAACAACACAGTTATCTTTACAAACTCTTCTGAATATTAGTGCTAAAGCTAAACCAAATATTGCACTCACTATCATTTGACCATCTTTCTCATAGAATAATCTGCTTATAACAACGGATGTAGACGAATTATCTTTTACCATAATTTGACACAATCTCTAATAATATCAGAGACAATTTAGCAATGATAAATATATCTATAATATTGGTTGATCAAATGCACTACTATTACATTTGACCTCTTCTGCTTTATATTTATAGCACAATCCTTCGTCGTTTTGATAATAAATACGTTCTGCATTATATGGTGTAGGATATTTTATTACTATACGTTGTTTTGGAGATGATATATAAACATAAAACATACCTAATGCAAATGATAGAAAAAAAGGTATCCAATATATCTGAAACACCTTTTTATTTTTTATCATAGTATAATCTAATATTTATTGATTTTTTATTATTTATCTTTCTTATAATTTGGATCTTTGATGCATCTGCCTGTTTTAGGATTTAGAATCTTACCATCAGGGCATTCTTTTTTTACATCCTTATTCATTACACTCTTCTTTATTGTTTTTATATTAGGGTCATTTATACATCTGCCTGTTTTAGGATTTAGAATCTTACCTTCAGGACATTCTTTTTTTACATCCTTATTAGTTATATCCTTCTTTATTGTTTTTATATTAGGGTCATTAATACATTTACCATTTTTAGGATTTAGAACCTTATTTTCAGGACATTCTTTTTTCATTTTTGGTTCCCTTGTATTTATTACAGAATATGTGTATATTTCTGGAACATCATTAATAATGTATTTTTTATTTATTAATTCAATTGCACTTGCTTTTGAATTAGATTTCTTCCATTCATCATATAATTCAGCACGCTGATTTAAATATAAATCATATTCTATTTTGTTTTTTATTCTTTCATTTTCATATAATGCCATATATTTATTATATTTTTGTATATCTTCATTGTTTTTTTCCTTTTTATTTTCAAAATATTGTTTCACATATTGACTAATAGTTTCTATAGGATATTTACTATTATTTTCTAAATGATGTACAATAGATAATTCTATATTTCTTAATATATTCATTTAATTATATTAAGGATAAAAAATAATTATCTTACAGAAATATCTTCAAACATGCTTCTATAAAATGTTCCTAGATTTTGCTGTGGCGACAATTGGTCTTCATATACACTTCTTGGAATATATTTAATTAAAACCTTTTCTTTTTGACATGCTTTTTTATTACTATAATATCCTTGAATTATCAATAAACTACCTATAAATAATAAAAATATAGCAATCGCTTTCATTCCCTTAATATTTTCCTAAGAAAAAATTATGTTGAGTATATTGTTGTATTTATATCACTTATGCACTTACATCATTTGCATCACTTACATCAATTGTATCACTAACATCACTAACATCACTAACATTAACAATATCATTATCTTGAATATCATTTGACATTTGTTCTGTTGAAACATTAGACAATTTTTGTGCTGTCCAAGTATCAACTTCTTCTATGCTTTTTTGAAGTTCTGACATATCAGGTGTAACATTATTAACAGTTACTTCATCATTCGACTTGTTTGAATTAGAATAAGCTTCTACCCTTCTTTTTTCAAAAACAACATCCTTATCATCCATGTTCTTTTTATACTCTTTCATCAATGTATTTAGTTGTGTTTCAGCATATTCTTGATTTTCTAGAGAATCTGGATTAGGAGACCAAGGGCACCAACATCCTACTTGAGCAATATAAATATTAAACTTATTATCAAGTTTCTTCAAGAACTCTGAACGATTTTTTGCTTCTTCGATTGTATCAAACACTCCTCTGATTTTAATACCTCGCATTGTTGTTTTAAAATTATTATCCTTGTGAAAATTAGATTCAATATCATTGTAATTTACAGATTTGAAAAAATTATATTGTTCATTCAAATCTTTTGCATCAAATATATATGAGTGATTGGTTTTAATAGTATTAACTAGTTCTTGAGAATCTGAATATTTTGATGATATTCCATCCAATAAAGTTTTCATATCTTTCCCAAAGTTTTCCAAAAACTTATTAAAATAGTAAACTTCTTTATTTATAAGGACGTCTTCGGGGCTTAGGAATGATAGTAGAACAAAGTTCTGTCCTCTAATTGGTTTGTCTTCGTCCAAATAATCATGTTCTTTTGTACTTACAAGAGTTGTATCCGTCATTTATATTCTAATACTTTAGAATGTCTTATATAGTTTTATTTTCACAAAAAAATAATCTCACAATATAGTATAAAAGGTAATAAGTTATAAATGGAATATTCTCTTGATCTATGGGAGGCTTTAATTCGTATCATCAAGTATGCATTTGAAGGTCTTATGGTTTCTCTTGTTGCTATACTTCTTCCTAAGTCTAAGTTGGAATTAAGTGAAGTATTTATGCTTGGTTTGACATCTGCTTGCGTTTTCTCCATACTTGATTTACTTGCCCCTGCTGTTTCTAGTGGTGCAAGACAAGGTGTTGGACTTGGCGCTGGATTCAGAATGGTTGGATTCCCTGGTGGAGTGTAAACGTATTTAATAATTTTTTTTATAAAGACGGTATAATATCGTAATTTAAATCTATGCATATTTTTTTCCATATTTGATCTTGAACATATAATTTCTCTCTGCTTTTTAAAAGAGGGAAATACTTCAAATACTTTTTTAACCCAAGTATTTGGAAAAACTTATATAGAACATAACTATATGATAAAAAGTTCTTTCTATCCTTTGGACAATGTTTCAAAAAAGGACCTTGTATATTTCGAAACATTGTACATAATTTTTCCTCTAATTCAGGCGAAAATTGTGGGGTTGGAATACCATTAATACGGTTTATTATATAATTTATATGTTCATAATATTTGTTAATTCTCAGTCTTTTCAATATATCGCGCATTTTATCATATGTTAATGTTTTTGTATCTGTAATTTTTTCTTTCTTTATTTCATTTAATATTTTTTCAAATACTTCATCTGGAATATCTGTACTTTCTTTCCCTTGTACTTGATTACACCATTCTCTGAAATGATTTATTCTCTTATAACTAAAATGGGATGTATCCTTTGTATTATGTTTTAATATTGGTCTATTTTGCTCAACTAATAATAGTTCTTGATATCCACATTGACTACATATCATTATAGCATCATATTGTAAACACGTCATTGTGCTTTTGCAAACCCTGCATATTTCTATTTCTTCTTCATTGATATTTCTCATATGATGTTTATTAACAACAGATAAGTATTTGTCAACTAAGGTACTTTTATCTATTATATTATCTTGAATTATAGTAGTATTAATTGTTGTTTCTGTCTCTTCTTTATTATTATTTGTGTTATTTAATGCATCTAATATATTAATTGTATCAATATTTATCTGTTTTTTTTTACCAATTGATTGTTTATGTGATTTTGAATGTTTATATATTACATTTTTAGTAATATTTGAGGACATATCTTGATTCATAGATGTCATACCCAATGACGGTGTTGAATATGTTATTGACGGTATAGAAGATTGTTTTTCTAAGGTTTCATAATACTGAAATAGAATATCACTTGTTTCTTTATAATATTCTATCTCGTCATAATTATTTAAATTATCTATTTTTGATTGTATATTTAATATTTGTTCAGAAACATCAATATTACTTGACCATAAATTGTTTATTTTTTCCTTATCTTGTAACATTTTGTAATACTCCAATTCATTTTTTATTGTATTTTTAATAATGTTATAATCATTTAATTCTTGTATTAATAAATCTTTTTCCTTATTTGTATTCTCGAAACTTTTTATCATTTTTGTATGCATTGCATCTAATGTTGAATTATCTTTATTCTCTGTATTAATTTTTTTCTTTGAAGTTTTCTCCTTAAACATTTTATTGGTGTATAGTATTTTGTGTATATAAAGTTTTATATCATTGAAATTATTTAATAATTAACACTCCCTTCTAATACTGTGTTTTAACTACTCTTAATTTTTTTCTCCTATTATAGTATAAAGAATATATCATAAATGGGAGGTGGTCTTCTTCAGCTTGTTGCATATGGTGCCCAGGATGTCTACTTGACTGGTAATCCTCAAATTACCTTTTTCAAGGTAGTTTATCGTAGACATACTAATTTCGCTATGGAAGCTATTCAGCAAACTTTTAATGGAATGCCTGGATATGGAAATACTGTATATTGCCAGATATCTCGTAACGGCGATTTAATCAACAGAGTTTATTTGCAAGTTACTGTACCTGAATTGAGTAATGCTAAGTATGTTAATTATTTAGGTCTTAGAATGATTAAATCAGTTGTTATTGAAATTGGAGGTCAACAAATAGATAAACATTATTCTGATTGGTTATATATTTGGAATGAATTGTCTCTTCCTATAGGAAAGAGATATGGATACGACATGATGGTTGGTGCTGACAGCGATATTGTATCTTCTAAAAAGACGACATTATACATTCCTTTGGAGTTCTGGTTTTGTCGCAATGTCGGGCTTGCACTTCCATTGATTGCTCTTCAATACCATGAAGTTAAACTAAAGATTGAATTTGAAACCAAGGCTAAGTGCACTGCTTCAGGTACTATTGCTGACTTTACAGATGCTGCTATATGGGTTGATTACATTTTCTTAGATACTGATGAAAGACGTAGATTTGCGCAATTGTCTCACGAATATCTCATAGAACAATTGCAATTTACTGGTCAAGAAACGTTGGGTGTTGGAAAGAATCGTATCAAGCTTAACTTCAATCATCCTTGTAAAGAATTGATTTGGGTTGCTAAGAAAGATTCAACTGATCCAGCTCATTGGTATAATTATACCAATAAGAATGAGTTTGTTGCAGATACATTAAATGATACTGTTTCTGGGAATACCTTTAATATTACAAATAGTAATTATATACAAGGTGTTCAACCATCTGCAAGCGCTTCAAACCCTTTTGTATCATGTTTGTTGCAACTTAATGGAAATGATCGTTTTGCAGAACGTCAAGGAACCTACTTTAATTATGTTCAACAATTTCAACACCATACAAATGTATCATTCAATAAGGGTATTAATGTTTATTCTTTTGCTCTTAAACCAGAAGAACATCAACCTAGTGGAACACTCAATATGTCTAGAATAGACACTGCAGTACTTTCTGTTGAAGCGTCTGCTGCAACTAATTCAGCTACTCCTGCTGTTGCTATACCTTATGATGGTATTAATATATATGCTGTAAATTATAATGTTCTTCGCATTCTTTCAGGAATGGGAGGTCTAGCTTACAGTAACTAAAAAATACAATGTGCTTATTTTCTCCATTTTTTTTCTCCTATTATAGTATAAAGAATATATCATAAATGGGAGGTGGTCTTCTTCAGCTTGTTGCATATGGTGCCCAGGATGTCTATTTGACTGGCAATCCTCAAATTACCTTTTTCAAAGTAGTTTATCGTAGACATACTAATTTCGCTCTAGAAGCGATACAACAGACATTCAATGGTACACCTGGATATGGACAAAGAGTTACTTGCCAAATATCTCGTAATGGTGATTTGATACATAGAATGTATTTGGCTGTTGATATGTCAAATAATGCATCTGATGTATTATGTCCTTATTTTGGACTTCGTTTAATTAATTATGTAGAAATTGAAATTGGTGGTCAGAAGATTGATAAACATTATTCACAATGGATGTATATATGGAATGAACTTTCATTGCCAGTTTCTAAACGTAATGGCTATGATCAAATGGTTGGTGCTTCTGGTGGTTTACTTAAAGGTATGTTACATATACCACTTGAGTTTTGGTTCTGTCGCAATGTAGGTTTAGCGCTTCCTTTGATTGCATTGCAATATCATGAAGTAAAAGTAAATCTTAATTTTGAGACTGCTGATAATTGTAAGGGTGCTTCAACTGCTCCTGCTAGCCCATTTGGTGCATCCTTATGGGTTGATTACATCTTCTTAGATACTGATGAAAGACGTAGATTTGCTCAATTATCTCATGAGTATTTGATAGAACAATTACAATTCACTGGACAAGAAGCAGTTGTTAGCACTAATATTAAACCTAAGTTATCTTTCAATCATCCATGCAAGGAATTAGTTTGGGTAGTACATTCTAAATCTTCTGATGTTGTTGTAGCAAACAAAAACTGGTTTAATTATACAACTGTTAATAATGCAATTGATAATTATACTACAGATTTACATAAACTTAAGAATAGTGCTATTGTTTCAACTAACCCAGTTGCTAGTGCTAAGCTTGTACTTAATGGTAATGATCGTTTTGCCCAACGTAATGGATCATATTTTAATTTGGTTCAGCCTTTCCAACATCACGAAAATGTACCTACAAATGCGGGAATTAACGTTTATTCTTTTGCTCTCAAGCCAGAAGAGCATCAACCAAGTGGAACACTCAATATGTCTCGTATAGACACTGCTGTATTAAATATGTCAATAGATCCTACCGTTCCTGTTTCTACAGGCAATGTTAATCTATTTGTATATGCTGTTAATTATAATGTACTTCGTATTCTTTCTGGTATGGGTGGTTTGGCCTATAGTAATTAAACCATTTTATCTTTCATATGTTATATGTGTAAAGATATTTCTCCATTTTTTTTCTCCTATTATAGTATAAAGAATATATCATAAATGGGAGGTGGTCTTCTTCAGCTTGTTGCATATGGTGCCCAGGATGTCTATTTGACTGGCAATCCTCAAATTACCTTTTTCAAGGTAGTTTATCGTAGACATACTAATTTCGCTATGGAAGCTATTGAGCAAACACCTACTGGCAATCCTTCTCTTGGATCTCGCATTAGCGTGCAAATAACACGTAATGGCGATTTGATTCACCGTGTTTACTTTAATGGAACATTGAAAAACAAGAATGCTACCAAGGCAATTGCTCTTGTACCTAACTTCGGTCAACGTCTTCTTAAAACAATTGAATTGGAAATTGGAGGTCAAAGAATTGATAAGCATTATTCTGAGTGGCTATACATTTGGAATGAATTAACACTTCCACCCGGAAAGAAATACGGATACAATCTTATGGTTGGTGCAGATAAATACAATCGTTGTATCCATTTAGGAAATGGAGCTTCTTATGAGGTATATGTTCCATTGGAGTTCTGGTTTTGTAGAAATGTTGGATTAGCCCTTCCATTAATTGCTCTTCAATACCATGAAGTAAAAATAAATATAGAGTTTGAATCTGCTGCTAATCTTGTTGATACAAATGCTTATAATTTTACTGATGTAGAAGATAACAAAGCTACAGCACCCTCTGCAGATAATTCAGATACATCAGTTTTTACAAACTCTTCTGATCTTTCACTCAACGAAACTAGATTATGGGTTGATTACATTTTCTTAGATACTGATGAAAGACGTAGATTTGCTCAATTATCTCACGAGTATTTGATAGAACAATTGCAATTTACTGGTACTGATAGCATAACTGCTTCAGTTGATGCAAATAGCATGAAGAGTATCCGTATGAACTTCAATCACCCTTGTAAAGAAATTGTATGGGCCGTTAGAAAGAACGAAGGAAATGTCTATTGGAACAATTTCTCTACTGCTTCAAACAGTCTTGGAACTGGTAACGGTAATGACTATTTAGCATCATCTAATCCTATTATGCGTTCAAAGATGATGCTTAATGGGAATGATCGGTTCGCAGAACGTAATGGAACTTATTTTTCACTTGTTCAACCATATCAGCATCATGAGAATACCCCTGATAAGTTCCATGAGGGTATTAACATGTATTCATTTGCTCTTAAACCCGAAGAACATCAACCAAGTGGTACACTCAATATGTCTCGTATTGACACCGCAGTACTTTCTATGTCTTCTTCTATACCTGGAACTGTGTATGTTTATGCGGTTAACTATAACGTATTAAGAATATTATCTGGAATGGGTGGATTGGCTTATTCTAATTAAATTACAAAAAATATTGTTTTTTTATAATATATAAAAAATATATAATTAAGGAACACTATCTATTGGACTCGAAATAGGCGGTGTTTTATTTTTACTAAACATATTATAAATACCATTTACTTTATTGTCAAAATGTATTTTTAACCTTTCTAAATCTATATTTATTTTATTATTAAGTCTGGTAACCTCTACAAACTTATTCTTTTCATACTCTTCTTTAATAAAATCCAACTCTTTCATCTTTTTATTTTTTTCATTGTCCAATTTGAAAAGTTCGACATCCTTTGTATTGTTTAATATAGCAACTTGTAATGCTTTTTTATTATTGATTTTCAATATTTCTAAATCTTTGATCTTCTGCATATTTTCTAATTTGATATCAAAATCGTGTTTAAACTTTTGCAATTTTATTACATCATCATTTCTAATATCTTCAAGAATGTTAATATTGTCATTAATCTCCTTGTTATATTCTTTGATTCTTGAACTGAAATCTTTAAAAGTTTCATTGTCCATTTTTTCAAGAAGGTTATATGAATTAATTAAATCTATTTGTTTATTGTATAATATAATGTATTTCATAATCATATTTTGAATGTTTTTAAGTTTTTCCATTGTTTCTCTATAATTCTTAAATCGAATAATACTACTTAATATTGTCATAACAGATCCAACGAGAAGCATAAGGATATTTATAGACAATGTAAATGTCTCTATATCTATTAATATTTTACTAGCATTATTCTTCATATATTCTGTTAATGTCAATCTAAGAGCTTCCACAAATGTTGATAATGTTGATAAAACCATAACTGCTAAAGATATTGTATTATATTTGTAACATATCTTATCATATTTAACGCTTATTACAAAATAATCCTTATTTAATTTATTTTTATATATTTCAATTTGCTCTATTAATATTTCATGGTTAGCTTTCTCTTTTTTTTTTATGATTTTTGGTGTTATTATTTGAGATTTTTTATATTCATCATAATCAATACATTGTTTTATATATGGTGTTATTTCACTTAATTCTATATTATTATTAACATTATATTTTTTCGTTTTCACAAAATATTTAAATTTTTTCATAAACTTTTTCATTAAATTATTTTTTCCTCTCAATTCCATTGATTGTGTTAACGTATTTTGTGAATTGTCATCTGAAAATGCGCTTTCTTTATTACACCATAAATTAGATATATCACTTGTAGTTGTTGTATCAGGTGTATGAGAATCAATATATTTGTTATTATCTTCATTCAAAGATATTGTACGTTTTAACATAGGCGTATTGTTTATTTCTAATTTTGGTAATTTATATTTTTCATCTTTTAATGTATTTATATCCTTATTTAATATGAAATCATTTTCATCTGATGAATTTGATTTTTCATCATAATCTATAGATACTTTTGGAACATAATTCAATAATTTTACACCAGATATTGATATATCTTCAATATTTTCAGTTAAATCAGTCGTTTTGTTTTCTATTTTATTTAATGCGACCTGTTTATAGTGTAAATCTTTTTTATCAGATGATAATAAGTTAGATAATGTATTAATATCCATATTTGATATACTTATACACTAAAATATACATATCAAAAAAATAATTTATTGCTTGTAAATATTTATGCAATTCTAACATAATATCTATATTTCCATAATCTCTTTTTATTTTTATTTATAAAGGTTGTATATTTTTTATCCCATATATCTGCCCATTTTTCTCGTTTATAATTACTCATTTTTATTATGTAATTTGAAGATGATATATATGGCCTCCGCATAGTTATACCTCCTGTGACAAAAAAAACCATATCATAAACATTTTGATACATCACCCATGCATAACTATCACAAGAAAACTCCATAAACCATTTGAATCCATCTTTAGGACTTATCTGACATAAGTTCATATAATTACCTATCAACATAAGTCTTTTTATATGATGTAAATAACCAAGATCAAATGCTTCCTTTATAGAATCGTCTATTGGTTTAATACCTGTTGTTCCACTATACCACTCTTTTGTTATTCTTTTATTATTTCCAAAATAGTTAGCATTAAAATCAACATATAAGTAACAATAATGTTGATATTCTCTCCAGAAAAGTTGTCTTATAAAACCTTCATAACTATTTATTGGTATACTAGATTTATATTTGCTAATGATTTTTATTATATCTATTGGATTTAACAAACCAATATTTATAAGAGCTGACAACAAAGAATGATATAAATAAGGGTCCTCTATATGAATATAATCTTGATAATTTCCAAACCTTTTCATTTTATTTTTTATGAAATGTTCTAACCATATTAATGATTCCTTGTGTGTAATAGGATAAATAAAATTATTAGTATTTCCATAATTATTTTTGAACTTTTTGTTAACATATTCTATGGCATCTTTAATATATTTGATTGACATTGATGATTTTATATCATTAAATGGTTGATTAATTTGCAATTTTTCTTTTGGTTTATCTCTATTATCCTTATCATACGATTTTATATTAGGTATTATATTTAATTTTTTTTTTGACCACATATAAAATGCATTAAAAAAGAACTTATTTGTTTTATTTCTATATTCCTTTATTAAAGTTGAAGACAACAAAAGGTTTGGTGTTTCTTTATTGTATATTTTACATTTTTTTGGCAAACCTAAAACATCTATTTTATTTATAGGATAGTATATTAAATATTCTTTATTTATATCTAGTTTGTCATCATAATTAAGATATTCAACGTTATAACCATTCGATTTTAAATAATCATAATAATATTTCATAGATGCTCTATGCAAAACCAGTTTTTTCTTATTATATTTATAATCTGTAAAAAAATGTGGACATTCCCATATGATAATTTTATATGATTTATCTATATATTTTGTTTCAAATAATTGATTTGGAAGAATTAAGAAATGCATTTTCCTTAATTATATCAACCGAAAAGAAAATTAGACAAATGCTATGATTTTATTAAAGGTATATAATATGCTGTCAGTATTACCAAATCATCTTTCATCTTCAACAATAATTACATCTTTCAAATAAGGTTTCAATACTTCATCTACAATTATCTTTGGATTAAACTCGTCATATTGCATGAAAATCTTCAAGAGTTGTTCTGAAAATCCAGATACTAATGCTGTATTTTTAACAGATATATCAACTGGGAAAATATTACCACTATCAGAGTTTAAGTTCCAGAAAATGAATTTTGGAGGTGTATAATTGTTTTGAATAAACAATCTACATATAGTATTATATAGTGTTGTAATATCAGAATCTGTTGAAGATGCTTTATCAAATTGCATATCTGTAAATACAAATAATTTATCAATCATATTCTCGTTAGAAATATTGTTTCTCTTTCCATATTCAATTATACTTTGGCATGTTTTTACAAGGTCTGTATTTAGACCATAATCAACATTACGGATTGCATTATAACAATCAAATAGAGATTCATTTGGAAGATTTACAAATGTTGGTGTTTCGCTAAATGTAATTAGTCTTTTATAGAAAGGTTCTTTACAACATAGAGATGTTAAAATACCCAAAGTAGCGGATACTCTAGCTGGTATATTGCCATTACTAGCACTAAACATTGATCCTGATAAATCAACTACAGCAATACTATTATTCAAAATACCAGAACTTCTAACATTATCCAACATCGTCTTCCATTGCAATTCAATTGTATCATTTGCTTTACAATCATTATTATATTCTAAATAATATTTCAAAAGATCATGTGGAAGAAGTCCTGTAATTTTGATTTCCTTTTCCCCTTTTTTAACTGATTCAAGAAATGCTTTATATCTAATTTCATCATGTTTCATAAAGGCTTTGAGTAATCTTCTAGATGCTACACCTGGTACTGAAGAATAATTAATTCTATCCCATTGATTATTACTCATTAATTTCTCAACAATATTTATCTGATTACGCAAAGGTACTAGATACTCTTTCCTATATTTTTCCATTTTCTTTTTATCATCATTAGAATATAGTATTGATGCCACCTTCTTTGCAAAATGTTTTCTTGTATCATTTCGATCATTTTCGCTAGGAGCCCATTTCCCACACAAAGATACGTTAATATGCGTATTTTGCAATTCTTCCTTATCTTTACGAAGTTGAATAGCAAATAAATCTAATTCATGATTTTTTAGTATGATACTAGATGTTTTACAATTATATGCAATATATAGCATATCTTTCCAACAACCATATTTATTAACATATGTCATAATATTTTGCATATATGTATGGGGTTTGTTTTCTCTTAGCCATAACATAGCAGTATTTGAAACTTTCTTCTCTTTTTTCCCATTTTGTCTATCACGTCCGTTAAAAATAGTCGCAACGGTATATTCTGGATTTACTTTCCAACATTTTTCAAGATATGTAAAATGTTCGTTTCTAGGAAGTGTTCTTGTATACATCATAAAATAATCAGTATTATAATCTCCTGTAGTATCTAATGCTACAGCACCATTATCAGTGTGAGTTAAATGACGAGCGTCGTATTGAAACATTTATTATGATACAAATTGTATAATAATTGCTTCATTTTTTTATATCATATTGAATTTGTATAACAATTTTTTATGTTTTATAAAATAAAAAAAATGATATAAAACATACACAAGTTATTATTATGTGAATAATAATGAATAAAGTATAGGATACATCCAGCAATTATTGAAAACTAAGATTACTATGAATGTCGAGTTCAGTATCCTGTATAGGATACATCCAGCAATTATTGAAAACTAAGATTACTATGAATGTCAAATTCAGTATCCTGTATAGGATACATCCAGCAATTATTGAAAACTAAGATTACTATGAATGTCATGTTCAGTATCCTGTATAGGATACATCCAGCAATTATTGAAAACTAAGATTATTATGAATGTCAAGTTCAGTATCCTGTATAGGATACATCCAGCAATTATTGAAAACTAAGATTATTATGAATGTCAAGTTCAGTATCCTGTATAGGATACATCCAGCAATTATTGAAAACTAAGATTATTTTTTTATTTTAATATGTATATTATTAAATTATTATTGTGATTGTATTTGTGTAGAATTACAGGTACCTACTCTAAATATTATATAAAACATAATATAATTGAATCCCCCCAAAAATGCAAAAAAAGCATAAATTATCTTGAGAATAGTACTCATTCCCAAAGATGTATTACAAGACCAAGATAAATATATGGCAAAGAAACCACAATATAATATAAACAATATTATCAAAAATATAAAAAAATAATATAAACCAGTATTCTTCAAAATAATATGAATTTGATTTATATTATCTTGAATAGAATTATTAGTCGACAATTCATTTGTTGTAGGAGTTGTAGTTGTTTTAGTTGTAGGAGTTGTAGTTGTTTTAGTTGTAGGAGTTGTAGGAGTTGTAGGAGTTGTAGGAGTTTTGTTTGGTGTTTGATTTTCAAAATATTCAGATATATGTTTATATATATAAATCGAAGCCAATAAGTCCATTTCTATATATATATAGAAAAAATAATTACATTTATACAAATAAATAATCAATAAAAATTAATTTGGTAATAAAAATTAAAATTATTACTAATATTGTTCCTACTATATATTCTATTTTTTGTAAATAAAAAGATATTCCTATGAATATTATCAATAATATAAATACTTTAATAATTGTATAAAAAACAGATTCTCCAACTTCTTCTTTCCCTTTTTCTAAAGAATCAGATACATAGTCTTCTAATTTATTTATGTATTTATTATTTGCAACATTATTTAGAGTGTTTTTTGCAGTTTCTTTTATTTGATTTTTATCTATGCCTTTGGAAACATCAGATATTATATCAATTACGTTTTGTTTACCTTTTTTCAAAGATTCTTTATTATAAGATTCTGACAATGATAATATTGTATCTTGTGCTTTTTTTGATACATCATCTACAATATTAGAAACAGTACCTGTTGTTCCTTGTGTTTTTTTTAATACATCATCTACAATATTAGAAACAGTACCTGTTGTTCCTTGTGTTTTTTTTAATACATCATCTACAATATTAGAAACAGTACTTGTAGTATCTTTTGTTATAATAGATGTTTGATTTGATGTTGTTTCAGCAACTTTTTGCAACTGTGAAGACATTTTATACTACTCTATATACTATTTTTATGATAATAATTTATATTGGTAAATATTTATTACCTTAAAAAAGTTTTTATTATATTTCGTCTGTAAATACCCATTCTTCTTTATAACCACCGGAGTATTCTTTGGCGTACCCACTGTTAATCATAATCTTATTTATATTAGTGTTATTATAAAATATATCAACGAGAAGTCTACCATATTTATCAAAATCTTTACAATGTAAAGTTACTATTTTTCCCAATATTTGTTCTTGTAAAAAATCTCTAGCTTTCAATGCAAAAGATTTTTCATTTATATTTTTAGTTTTTATTTCAGGAGTATCAATTCCGTCAAGTCTACAACTCCATTTATAATATTTATCAAAAAATTTGAATACAGCAGTTACAGTATCACCATCATAAACATTAACAATTTTTGCATTATAAATATTATTTTTAAGTGAAAATTTGTGAATAGAAGTATAGTCCAAATTATCTAATTCATTTGTTTCCATATTTTAGTTGCATATACATATTATAATATTCTTTAAGTATAGAATTATGAATGATAAAATATCAAAAGAAGCATTGTGTATAAGAAATGTAAGTTCATGGGCTCATATTAAACCAGAACACAAATTTGATTCTCCAAAGTTTAATAAAGAGTTAGTTTTAGCAGATATGCCAATAATGTCTCCTAAAATAGAAGCTTTATTAAAAAAAATTAGTGATTTAGATAGGGAGGATTATAATAGAGATGGCAAATATTATAAACATATTATATATAGTGATGTAGGTGGTGTTTATGGTGCAAAAATGATAGCATCGTCAATGATTGCAAACGGATTTCAACTTGTGTATAATAATGGTAGATTAATTAAAGGTTCAGAAATGATAAAGGATAAATCATTTGGTTTGCTTACAATATCAACAGTATATAAAAAACCTTTAACTGTTGGGTTAAAAAAAAACATGATGTTAAAAATGAATGAAAGACCTGCTAATATCAATGGTGAAAACATAAGATTTATAATATTAGACCCGGGATTTAAAGAAGGAATAGATGTATTTGATGTTAAATATATGCATTTATTAGAACCTCTTGTCACAAAGGCAGAACATACACAGGTTGTAGGAAGAGGTACGCGATTTTGTGGACAATCAGGTTTGCCATTTATACCAAATAAAGGATGGCCTTTGTATGTTTATAGATATAATATGATGTATAACAATGATATAAATGCACATGAATTATATCTAAAATATAGTAATCAAAATATAAGTGCTTTGAACTTTATAGCAGATTTAGAGAATCTAGTTATTACAAGCGCTGTAGATTTACCATTGACAGAGAATATACATAAACTTAATAATAAAATTAATAGATTCTATATTATGATGAAACAAATAAGAGATGATATGGATAGAAGAGATAATAAACCTGTACCAAAGCCTGTTAGAAAAGATTTTATAAAAAATATTAATAATATACGAGGTAAAATATATACAAATGATGAAAAACTAGATTGTAGATTAAAATGCAAAGGGGCATTAGAATCAAGTTCATCAACTGCATTATTATTGATAGCTGCTATTCACGTAGGAAAGAAAGAATTAGTAGCTGCTTTAAGAGAGAAGTTTGCAAAACCATTGTTATGTAATTATATAGATAAAATGAAAGATTACTGCAAATCATTGAATGACGTATGGACAAGTCCTATACGTTTTTTGAAAATAAATAAAAAACAAATTGAAAGTTCACTAGAATATTATAGACGTGCTTATATGATTCATACTGATAATTATCAAAAAGTATCTGAGTTTATTAAAAAATATTCTGAAGATGAACAAGTTAAAAAGAAAAAAGAAAAAATTATATACGATCCTATACCACCGCCTACGAGATTATCATATATAGATTTACAGAAATATGTTGAAAAACATTATAGTAATTATATGTGGGGTGAAATGGAAATAAAAAATAAATGTATAGATGATAAAGAAAAACAACAAAGTAGTAAATCAAAGAAAAATTATGAATTAGTTGAGTTTACTAAAACACAAGGGTTTGTGCAAAACTTTTTAACACCACAATCACCTTATAATGGTATGTTTTTGTATCACAGTGTTGGGTCAGGAAAAACATGTTCTGCTATAGCTACTGCTACTAATTCATTTGATAAACAAGGCTATACCATTTTATGGGTTACGCGACATACATTAAAAGAAGACATTTGGAAAAATATGTTTGATAAAGTATGTAATGTTATCATACAAGAAAAAATAACAAATGGGAAAAAGATGCCAACAACGCGCGCAGATAGAATGAAACTCCTTGGATCTAATTGGATACAACCACTATCTTATAAACAATTTACAAATATGATAAAGGGGAAGAATAAGTTTTATCAACAAATGGTATCTATTAATGGTAAAGAAGATCCGTTTAAAAAAACTTTTATTATTATAGATGAAATACATAAGATATACAGCAATACTTTATCAAAGTTAGAAAAACCTAATCCAAGTGCATTACAAGACATGATTCAAAACTCATATGAAAAATCTGGTAATAAATCTTTAAAATTACTTGTAATGTCTGCAACTCCAATAACAGAAGATCCAATGAGTTGTATAAAAATAATTAATTTATTATTACATAAATCTGAACAATTTAGTGAAGATTTTGAAGATTTTAAGAAAACATACTGTAACGATAATGGATTATTTACAGACGATGGTTCTCAGATATTCTTAAATAAGGTTGCTGGTTTAATATCGTACATTGATAGAAGTCAAGATAAATCTAGTTTTGCATATCCTATCATTGAAGATATTATGTTAAAGATAGATACTCGAGAGAAATCACGTAGTAGGATAAATGATCTAGAAGACAAATTAAATACACTTGAAGAAACATTAAAGGATGAAAAGGATAAAATTAAAATAAAAGAAATTAAGTTACAAATAAAAGATGTTAAAAAAACTAAAAAAGCAGTTGAAAAATCAATGGATATGCCAAACAATATTATAGAATATATTAATAATTGTTTTGTAAAAGATAAAAAAGCAAGGAAAAAGGCTAAGGATAATGATATTGGTTCTGTAAGAGAAAATGGTTCTAAAAAGCCAAAGAAGAAAAGACTGCCAAAAAAAGATAAGGAATGTCCTCCTGGAAAGATGATTAATCCAAAAACAGGAAGATGTATTACTATTAAACCTGAAAAGAAAAATAAAACTAAAAAACAATAATCATAATTGTGCGTTTTAATTTATACAAGAATAATGAAATATTTTATATAGATGATGTATTCCTTAATATTATATTCTTCAATAATATCATTGGTTATTTTTGGGATATTACAATATATTGATAAAAACAATAAAGAGAGTGAAGGGGAAGAATGGAACATTCAAAAAAATATTCTCACATCAAACAATGCTATTTTGATTTTTATGATATTTATAACTTGTACTGTAATATTATATTTTATTTTAGGAGAAGAATCTGATTTTTTAACTTTATTTGGATTATTTGAAGAAGATAATAGCAATAATAAAAAAATAAATATCAAAGAACCTATGTATGATGTTAAAAAAAGTAATAGTATTGATCCTATAATGTTGAGAAGAATTAACGATCCTTTAAAATATGGATTTGAACCATACAGCGGTGGATCTTCTAATACAAGTGATAATGATATAAATAGTGATTCAAATAGCGAATCATCTACATCCAGCAATGATGAGTAAGAACTATCGTGTGTACTAATTGATATATTATTTTTGTTATGACTAAGTAAAATGAAGTTAGAATTAAAAAAGTTTGACGCTTCAAAGATTAAAGGCGATTCTGTTGTGGTATTTATTGGTAAAAGAAATACTGGTAAAAGTTATTGTATGAAAGATATTTTGAGTTACCATCGAGATATACCCGTTGGTGTTGTTGTATCGCCTACTGAACGTGCAAATGGATATTTTGAAAAGTTTATTCCAAAAATGCTTATATATGATGAAATAGAGGAAAAACTTATAAGTAAGTTCTTAAATAGACAAATAAATATTACTAATGAAAGAAAGAAAGAGCTTGCAAAACATGGAAGTTCTTCGGTAGATCCTAGAGCATTCCTTATATTGGACGATTGTATGTATAACAAAACATCAATGACGGATAAAAATATAAGATGTATTTTTATGAACGGGAGACATTATAAAATATTCTTTTTGATAACTATGCAACATGGACTAGGATTACCTCCTGATTTAAGATCTAATATAGATTATGTTTTCATATTTAGAAATAATATTGTTAAGGAACGCGAAAAAATATATAATCATTACGCGGGTATGTTTCCTACATTTGACGTATTTAATCAAGTTATGAATCAATGTACGGAAAACTTTGAATGTCTTGTTATAGATAATAAGGTACAATCTAACAATATATCTGATATAGTATTTTGGTATAAAGCTAATGAATGTAATTTTAAAATGTGTTCAAATGATTTATGGGATATGCAAGCTTTGCAAGACCAGCGAGATTTAATGGGTATAGGAAATGAAGATGAAGAAGATGGAGAAGATTTTGATCCTGGTGTTTTTATTAAAAATAAAAATAGTCGTTCTATAAAAGTTAAGAAACATAGATATTAGATAAAATTATAATTTGAGAGATTTTGTGAAAATATCTAGACACATATCATTGCAATATAAATCACATATGTCACATTTTTTCAAAAGTATTTTGCACTTTTTACAAAAATAATTGTTTTTATACTGTATAATATCATCTTTTGAAATGCAATTATAACAGAATATTGAAATCATAATATTTCTTTTTATATTAAATAATCATTTTTT